GAAAACAAAGTTTATGCTAATGAATGGTCAATCAATAATAATGAATGGGAATACCAAGAAGAAGATAGTGGTCATCCATATAATCTAAAAACTAAACCAGAGGTGCTTCATGCTGAAACAAATGCAATCGCTAAGTTGGCAAAGTCTAACGAATCTGGACTTGGTGCTACTATGTTCATTACTCACGCACCTTGCTTGGACTGTTCCAAACTGGTTTACCAATCTGGTATCAATACTGTTTACTATCGCAATAGTTATCGTAACGAAGATGGCATACAATTCTTGGAAAAAGCAGGAGTAAAAATTGAAAAAGTATAGTGCAGAGGTAGTTGAGATTTGTGAGAATGGTGATGCAATATTACAATTCTCGGAAGAAATGATACAAGACCTTGGGTGGAAAGTTGATGATGTACTAAGTATATCCATGAAAGATGGTGCAGTACATCTTACGAATATTACAAAGCATCCAGAATTATTTAAGGATTAATTATGTTAGTTATGCCAGATGATATGACAGGACGACCAGTAGGTTTTACCTGTTCAACTTTTGATTTGCTTCATGCAGGACATATTCTTATGTTGGCTGAATGTAAACAAATTTGTGACTATTTGATTGTTGGTGTTCAAAGTGACCCAACCATTGATAGACCAGGAGTTAAAAACAAACCAGTACAGTCTATTGTTGAACGATATGTACAACTCTCTGCTGTTAAGTTTGTAGATGAAATTATTGTTTACAATACTGAAAAAGACCTTGAAGATATGTTGATGTTCTTGCCTATTAGTGTTCGCATTATTGGTGAAGAATACAAAGACAAAGATTTCACAGGTAAACAAATTTGTGATGAACGTGGTATTAAAATTTGGTACAACTCTCGTTCACACCGATTCAGTTCTTCTGAATTGCGACAACGCACATATCAATCAGAGATGAATAAACAGGGGATGAAAAAAGATGAGTAAAACCTTTACTGATGTTCAAATGTTTATGTTAGCTTCTGGTCAAACATTAAACACTAACAATGAAGAACAATCACAATTATATCATCGTTTAATCAATGAAGAATATAATGAGTTTATCAAAGCAAGAAATGAAAAAGATGAAGTTGAAACTTTAGATGCTTGCTTCGATATGATGTGGGTCATTATTGGTTATATGTTATCAAAAGGTTATGATGTTGAAGGTGCATGGGATGAAGGTGCAAAAAGTAACCTTGCCAAGATTGATAGAGATACTGGCAAAGTTATTAAACGTGATGACGGCAAAGTTTTGAAACCTGATGGGTGGAAGAAACCTGACTTCAGCAAGTTTACCTGTAAAAGACTTGCGCTCAACAAAGAAATCTGATATAATACAATTTGTTTTTAATATGAAAGAAAATATGAACATTCGTGAAATTGCCAAGAGACTCGCTATCGACAACCGTTTGCCTAGGGCAGACCGTTATGACCTCTACTTGAGGGACTTTGATGGTATGGTAGAAGTTCTTGGTTGGATGCAGGACCCAACTGCTAATATGAATGACTATCGTGGAAGAGAAATGCTTTTTCCTAAACGATGGATTACAATTGGCGTATTGCCTGGAGATACGAAAGTAAATGTATAGAGTAACTTATTACTTCAACAATTCAAATGCAGTTGCCTCTAAAGAGTTTGAAAGCTTTAGAGAAGCAACTGAATTTTCTATTACACAACCAATCAATTCAATTATAGAAATTAAACATTATGACACTAAAGCTAGTAACATTCAAAACGAATCAGACCTTAATCGGTGAAATTGTAAACGAATCACCAACATCAATTACAATTAAACAACCAGTACAGGTTGTAGTACAACCAACCAAAGAAGGTCCAATGATGGGATTTTCTCCGTTCTTAGAGTTTGCTGAAGAATTTAAAACAGGCATTCCTCTACCAAAAGATAATGTGCAATGCATTACAACACCAATGACCGAATTGGCAAATCAATACAATCAAGTCTTTGGTTCTGGCATTCAAATTGCCTCTTCCATTCCGAAATTCTGATATAATATATGAATGAGTAAATACTACACAAATGTTGCCTCTGTTGGCGACAATATTCTTTATCGTGGAGTAAAAGATGGCCGGCGTGTTAAGTTAAAAATTGCTTACACGCCGACTTTGTTTTTGCCTTCCAAAAAACAGACCAAGTTCACATCATTAGATGGTGAACACCTTGAACCAATGAAGTTTGAATCTATCCGTGAGGCTAGAGATTTCGTCAAGCGTTACGAAGGTGTTGAGAATTTTAGAATCTATGGTAACAACAGTTATGCCTATGCGTTTATTGCTGATGAACAAAAAGGTATGGTTGACTGGAAGATTGAAGACTTATCTATTGCAGTAATAGATATCGAGGTTGGTTCTGAAAACGGATTCCCTGATCCATATCTTGCAACAGAACCTATCACCGCAATTTGTATTAAGTATCTAAATGGTCAAACAGTTGTGTTTGGTTGTGGTGACTATGAGTTGCGTGGTGATGAAACTTATGTCAAGTGCGATGATGAGTTTCAATTATGTAAAAAGTTTCTACGATTTTGGGAAGAGAATTGTCCTGATGTAATTTCAGGTTGGAACATTAAGTTCTTTGATATCCCATATCTTGTAAATCGTTTCAATAAGATTCTTGGTGAAGAAGATACACGAAAACTATCACCGTGGAATTTCATTAGTAGTCGCAAGGCTGTTGTAAACAACCGAGAGTTGACTGCATATGAATTCGTTGGTGTATCTACACTAGACTATATTGAATTATACAGATGGTATGCGCCTAGTGGTAAGTCACAAGAGTCTTATCGACTTGATGCTATTGCACAAGTAGAACTTGGTGAAGGTAAGATTTCTTATGATGAGTTTGACAACCTACATGCATTGTACCGATTGAATCATCAAAAGTTTATTGAGTATAACATCAAAGACGTTGAGTTGATTTTCAAACTTGAAAGTAAGTTGAAGTTGATTGAGTTGGGTCTTACTCTTGCTTATGACACCAAAACAAACTTTGAAGATATCTTTGCACAAACAAGAATGTGGGATGCACTAATCTACAATTATCTGTTAGATAAAAACATTGTTGTGCCACCAAAAGAAGAAAAGCATAAGTCGGCCGCATTTGAAGGTGCATATGTTAAAGTGCCCCAAGTTGGTCTACACAATTGGGTCGCATCATTTGACTTGAATAGTTTGTATCCGCATTTGATGATGCAGTATAATATTTCACCAGAGACATTGGTTGAGACAACTGATTACACACCAGAAATGCGTAAAGTTATTATGGATGGTATTTCTGTTGACAGAATGTTAGATAAAGAGATTGACACTTCTAAACTATCTGGTGTTACAATCACACCAAATGGTCAATTCTTCCGTACAGACAAACAAGGTTTCTTACCAAAGATGTTGGAAGAAATGTATGTTGACAGAAGTAAGTTTAAGAAGATGATGATTCAGGCGAAGAAAGACTATGAAGTTGAAACTGACTTGAACAAAAAGAAAGAGTTGAAAAATAAGATTGCTCGATATGACAATCTGCAATTAGCAAAGAAAGTTTCTTTGAATTCGGCATACGGTGCATTAGGTTCACAGTATTTCCGTTTCTATGATTTGAGAATGGCGTTAGCAGTCACACTTGCGGGTCAATTGTCTATTCGTTGGATTGAAAAGAAACTCAATGGATATTTAAACAAATTACTAAAGAGTGAAGAAGACTATGTTATCGCCTCGGATACAGATTCGATTTATTTACGTCTTGGTCCGCTTGTTGATAACGTGTATGGAACGGGACAGAAAGATTCTACCTCTCCAAACATTGACAAACAACAGGTTATTGCTTTCATGGACCGTGTATGTGAAGATAAAATTCAACCGTTTATTGATTCATCTTATCAGGAGCTTGCTACGTATGTTCATGCGTATGCCCAAAAGATGCAAATGAAACGTGAAGCATTGGCAAATAAAGGTATTTGGACTGCCAAGAAACGATACATCCTTAATGTGTATAACAACGAAGGTGTTGCATATAAAGAACCACAGATGAAAGTTATGGGTCTTGAAATGATTAAGTCATCTACACCTGCGGCTATTCGTGAGAAGATGAGATTGTCTATTAAGATTATGATTAATGGCACAGAAGATGATATTCATAATTTCATTGAAGAATTTAAACAAGAGTTTAAGAAGTTACCTGCTGAAGACATTTCATTCCCACGTGGATTAAATGGACTGAAAGAATACTCTGATTCTGTTACTCTATATAAAAAAGGCACACCTATTCATGTTAAAGGTGCAATTCTGTATAATCATTATTTGAAACAAAAGAATCTGACAAAGACATACCCTCTTATCCAAGAAGGTGAGAAACTTAAATTTACATATCTAAAACAACCAAACCCATTCAAAGATATGGTCATCTCTTTTCCAAGTAGATTACCAAAAGAGTTTGAACTACAACAATATGTTGATTATGATATGCAATTTAATAAAGCCTTCCTTGAACCTATCAAAGTGATTTTAGATTGTATGAATTGGTCAACTGAGAAACGTAATTCGTTGGAGAGTTTCTTTGGATAACATTCGTATTATTAAAACAGGATTAAATGTCTCTAAAATATTGAGACAGTTGGAAAAGTATCCTGAAGATTGGGGTGGCCAAAAGAAAATGGAAGGTGTTGAACAGATTGACCCTGATTTTCATAAGATTTATGCAGGTGTGTTACAGTTGGTAATGGGTGCAATTACAACACCAGGTGAAATGGCTTACAATACAGAACTTTGTATTAAGACACCTGCACATGATAGACACACCGAAATTATAGGATTTTTGAGAAGACATTTTCATGCCTATTGTCGGTGTGGTTTTCTATCATTACCAGTTGGTGAGATTGTTGGTCAACATATCGACCAAGGAACTTATTATCAAACCAAAGACAGATATCACCTATCAATTCAAGGTCGTTATGAATATACTGTTGGTGGTGAAACAGTTACAGTAGAACCAGGAACCCTACTCTGGTTTAATAATAAACTAATGCATGGAACAAAAAATGTAGGGGATTGTACAAGAATTACTTTTGTATTTGATGTTCCACATTCTAGGAAAAACCCATGATACAAGTATTGTTACCCTTTTTAACTGCGATTGGCCTGTCAGGCATTGCAGCTTATTACTCAGTTATTGGACTCGCACAGATATTTCCCGGTTCATACTGGCCAATTATCTTCATGGGTTCAGTTCTTGAAGCATCAAAATTGGTAACAGTATCTTGGCTATATAACAATTGG